CCAATGTACAAATCGTATTGATAAAATGATCGCTAAGCTGAACGGCGAGCGAGCTAAGAGGGTAGCTAATCAGCATCAACGCAACGCTTCAGTATTAGCGTTAGTACATCTTTTTCAAGAAGAAGAGGAGCGACGCCTAATGATCAAAATGGCAGATTTGCAAAAACAATCTGTCGCAGAAGAGGCAGATAAGATAGAGCAAATGAATGACTGGAAAGCTCGAGTTTTAGGTATTAGCAGGCAGGAGATTATATAATGGAAAGAGTTTGTAAAAAAATATTTCGCTGTGCGGAGTGCAAGAAGGAGTTTGAAGGGAGGGGGTCGTTACATAAACACCTAAAACAGCACGGCTTATCTTTAGCAGAATACTATACCCTTCATTATCCGCGTGTGAATAAACTCACCGGAGAGCCATTGCCGTTTAAAAAATTTGAAGAGTATTTTGAAAGGGATTTTTCCACAAAGCAACAGCTTAAAAAATGGTGCACCAAGGCTCCTGCGCCAGAAGTAGGAAAATATATTTTAGGGTTGATTGAGAAAAGGCAACTCAAAAAAGACAGGCATTACGCCCCATTCCACTTGGAGGCTAAGAGTTGTTTTTTGCCAGACATAGATACTTATAGAAAAATATTTGGTAGCTATAATGAAGCCGTAAAAAAGATCGGATTGTCTCCTTTATACGGAGAGAGGCTGCCTAAGAAATTTTTTACTTTTACGCTCCCTGAGGATCTAAGAATTGCTATCGATACTCGAGAGCAGTCCCCTCTTAGTTTTTCTTTTCAGAGTGATGCGCATAAGTTAGACGTAGGGGACTATACTCTTTTTGGCGATTATTATTCTTATACTTATGTAGATCGTAAGTCAGGCTCTGATCTACATGCCACTTTAAGTAACCAAAACTATGAACGTTTTCAAAGAGAGCTACAGAGGGTTAAGGAGCTAGATTCTTATTTATTTGTAGTTATTGAATCGACTCCGCAAAAAATGATTAAGGCAAGCAGGGCGTTTAAGCGCGCTGCGAATATTGATTTTATCTTGAAGAGGGTCAGGGATTTAAGCTATGAGTTTCAGGGGCACTGTCAGTTTTTATTTAGCGGGAGCCGGAAAGTCTCAGAGGAAATTATTCCTAGGTTACTTTACAAGGGCAAAGAAGTGTGGGGTACGGATATGCAATATTTTTTAGATCATGAGTTGGATAGAAGGAACACAGAATAGGCCTCCGCGGAGATGTCGCTCAAACGAAGAGCTGAAAAAGATCGAAGGGTACCTAGAAGAAAGGGAAGCTAAGCTTGCTCTTTATGAGTTCTTAAGGAATAATATGACTTTTACAGCAGAACTTATGATGGGGATTAAGCTTTTTCCTTTTCAGCATATGGCCGTTAAGAGTATGTTTGAGACGGATTATTTTTTAGGGGTATGGTCTCGAGGGATGTCTAAGTCTTTCACAACAGGTGTTTTCGCTGCCTTGGATGCCATCTTAAACCAAGGGGTAGAAATTGGTATACTCTCCAAATCTTTTAGGCAAGCAAAAATGATTTTTAAGAAAATTGAAGATATTTCTATGCACCCGGACGCAGGCTTGTTCAACCAATGCATTACTAAGGTTTCTAAGAGTAACGACGAATGGTTGATGGAGATTGGTACTAGCCGTATTCGAGCGCTCCCATTGGGGGATGGCGAAAAGTTACGTGGTTTTAGATTTCATCGTATTATCATTGATGAGTTTTTGCTGATGCCTGAAAGAATTTATAACGAAGTTATTGTCCCTTTTTTATCTGTTGTTACAAACCCGACGCAACGTGATGACCTGCATAAACTGGAAACTAAGCTGATCGAAGAAGGTCAAATGGAAGAAAGGGAAAGACATATCTGGCCTAACAATAAACTGATAGCCTTATCGTCAGCTTCTTATAAATTCGAATATCTTTATAAGCTATACCAACAATTTGAGTTGAGTATTACGCGAAAAGAACAAAAAGATAAGGCTTCTAGATGCATTATGCATTTTTCTTATGACTGTGCCCCAGAGCAGCTCTATGATCAAAATCTCCTCAATCAAGCCAAAACTACCATGAGTACCTCTCAGTTTGAGCGAGAGTTTGGGGCGGTGTTTACTGACGATAGTGCGGGATATTTTAAGACCAGCAAAATGGCACTATGTACAGTTCCAGATGGAGAGTCTCCGTCTATTGAAATTAAAGGAGACCCGGACGCAGAATATGTTTTAGCCTTTGATCCGTCATGGTCTCAAACTGACAGCTCGGATGATTTTGCAATTCAAATTTTGAAATTAAACGAAGAGCAGCAGCGAGCAACGCTGGTGCACAGTTACGCTTTAGCCGGGACTTCTTTGAAGCACCATATTCGATATTTTCTTTATTGTTTACAAAATTTTAATATTATTGCTGTATGCGGGGATTACAATGGAGGAGTACAATTTTTGCAAGCATGTAACGAAAGCGAGACGTTTAAACAAAAAAAGATAAAGTTAAAACAGGTCGAAGTTCCTTTTGATAAGCCAGAGGAGTATCAGGCTAATTTAGCTGCTTTTAAAAATGAATATAATAAAGATGACTACAAGCACGTGATATTACGAAAACCTACAAGCGGTTGGATACGTCAGGCCAACGAGTTGTTACAGGCTAATTTTGATCATCGTCGTGTTATGTTTGCCAGTCAGGCTATTGATGATCAGTACGTAGCCCAAAAAAATAAAAGCATTCCAATTGAAGAGATTATGTTTTTACGTAGCAAGGATGTAGAGAGGCAAAGCTCGGGAGCAAAGCAGATTGATTTCATCGAACACCAAGCAGATATGATGAATCTAACAAAAAACGAATGTGCTTTAATACAGATAACTAGCACAGCTCAAGGCACTCAAACCTTTGACCTGCCATCCAATCTTCGACGCCAAACTGGTCCTGATAAAGCGCGAAAAGACTCTTATTCTGCTTTGGTACTTGCTAATTGGATGACAAAAATTTACTTTGATTCGAAAAAGCAACCTAAATCCAATATAATAGAAACGTTCGAACCAATGTTCGTAAACTAACTTTATGACTTTTCAAAGTCACTTTTAATCAAATCAGTGTAAAATCTAGCATGGCAAGAAGAAAATATACAAAGCGTTCAGATTATTGGAAAAAATTTGAGAAAAACTTTCAGTACCCTAATAATCCTTATGAAAGCTTGGCGGGACAATCAGATACTTTTGAGCCAAAACTTGTAGGCGATTCTTTCTATGACTATACCGCAGAAGCTTATAGTCGAGGAGGGGGTACCGGAGGAACCACGGATAGTAGGCGCAACAGTATAGCGATTCAGCCTAAGCTATATGCTTATAATAATATTCGTGCAGGACTGCTTCCTTTTCAGTATGCCTTAGATGGGGTTAACGTTCGTGAGGCCATAGAGCTATGTCAAAAAGCTTACTGTAATGTAGCAATTTTTCGTAATTCTATTGACATGATGGCAGACTTTGCCAATTCCACTCTTTACTTAGAGGGAGGTACAGAAAAATCCCGACGTTTTATTAATTCATGGTTTAAGAAAATTGGTATTTGGGGATTAAAGGATCAATTTTTTAGAGAGTATTACAGAAGTGGGAATATTTTTCTTTTCACTGTAGACGGAAAGTTTAAAGCAGATGAGTTTGCCAAGATTAGAAATCTTGGCTTGGTGGCGGAGACAAATAAAATTCCTATTAAGTATATTTTGCTAAATCCTTTTGATGTAGTTGCGCAGCGTACCACTTCTTTTGATGTTCGATTTTTCTCAAAACTATTGAGCGAATATGAGATCGAAAGGCTGAAAGATCCTAAAAATGAAGCTGACAGAGAATTATTTAACGCTCTTCCTGAGAACGTTAAAAAACGAATTCGTAGCAATTCATGGACACCAAGCGGTATGACCGTTCAGCTGGATCCTAGTAAGCTGAGATACGCGTTTTATAAAAAGCAAGATTATGAGCCGTTTGCGGTTCCGTTTGGGTTTGCAGTGCTTGACGATATCAACTTCAAAATGGAGATGAAGAAGATTGATCAAGCGATTTGCCGAACAGTCGAAAACGTAGTCCTGATGATTACGATGGGCGCAACCCCGGATAAAGGGGGTATTAATCCACGTAATATGACAGCCATGCAAAACCTTTTTACTAACCAGAGTGTGGGGCGTGTCTTGGTCAGCGACTATACCACTAAGGCTGAATTTATTATCCCAGATCTAGAAAAGGTTATTGGGCCATCTAAGTATGACGTTGTAAATAGGGATATTAAAGAAGGGCTGCAAAATGTAATTTTAGCAGAAGAGAAATTTGCTAATGCCACTATCAAGGCACAGCTTTTCCTTCAAAGGCTTAAGGAATCTCGAGAGGCTTTTCTTCACGAGTTCTTGCAACCTGAAATAAACCAGATATGTAAAAACTTTGGATTTAGAGGTTCCCCGCAGGCTCGTTTTCAGGATATCGATATGAAGGATGAAAATCAGGTTCAGCGCGTTATTACGCGTATGATGGAGCTTGGTATTCTACCTCCAGAAGAAGGAATGAAGGTTATTGATACAGGGGTTTTCCCTTCTGAGTACGAATTAGAAAAAGCACAAGAGAAGTTCTTAGAGGATCGTAAAAAAGGATGGTATAATCCCTTGGTAGGGGGAATACCAGTCTTTGAGGAAGAGGACGAATTTGAAGATGCGAGAATATTAGAAAAAGAGCAAAACAAAACTCCAAAATCACCCGGAAGACCATTGGGGTCTCAGACCCAAGGGCGTAAGCCAACTTACCAAGGGCGTAAGGCAACTTATGCCGTTGATTCCATCAAAGATGTGATTGATGCGACTAATAAATTTTATAGTGAGGTCAGCGTAGAGGCTAAAAAAGTATTTAAGAAAAAACGTTTAAATACAAACCAGAAAGAG